GCGACCCCATCTTAATTCATTAGATGAGGTGCTAGTGGGTTCACCTAATAATTGCTTTGCAACTTCAGGTGCTATTCTTTGCCAATCTACTGATTGCATCAGAATGGTATATCGTCATCTGTTAATTCATTCTGACTAACCATCTCAGCTACTTTATCGCTAAGACCATCATTAGGACTTTTAAATGTATCCTCTACTGGTGCTTCTTGGTCTAAATACCATTGAGGTATTACAAAACCATCACTTCTTGGTGCAAATTTAGCAAAGCTGAATTGTATATCTGATGAATTACCTGCACCGACTTGAATAGGTTTAGAACCTTCAAACTTAACTACAGGCAAGCTATCTGAATTAGCATCCATCTGATTCCAAAATCCATTTAAGATATTATTAAATGCAGTTGATTCAGCCCAGCTAAACCTTTGCCATAAGTAAGCATGTTGTGCTCCTTGAGGAAATACCCAAGCACTAAATGCTCTTTTATAGTCATCAGCAGGCTGTGGACTAATTACAGTAAATTTATCATCCCATACATATTCAAAACCGCTAACTTTTGTATACCTACCCCATCCTGATTTGAATGTTGCAGGGTCAAGTTGCATGTATTGAAAATCTACAGGCGTTTCACCATTAGCAAAAAACTGCTGATGTGATGTTTTAAAAGCAAGATAAACTTGCTGACTCTCATTGTTGGAATTACTCATTCCACCTAATATATCCATATACTCTCCTATGGTTAATGTATTGTTTTCTCAATACTGTTTAAGTAATTAGCTTCAAGTTCTGAATAACATCTTTCCTTAAAACTTTCATAATCCTCGTCATTAATAATTCCGAGAAAATCGCAAGCACTCTGAATACGTTCAAATGCATATCTGCAATATTCTTCAAAGTCCTGCTCAAGCAGGTAACTGTTTAAATCCATCTGCCTTTTGTATGATTTCATCTAACCTTTCACATATATCTGATAAAGGACACATATATGTGCATTCCCAATTAGCTTTATCAAAGTTGTTCATTAAAAATAAAGGCACTACAGCCATAATGCTTCTTCTATCAAACTTGTATATCAATATAGGTATTAAGTTATCACCAGCACTATCTATTGCTTGTTGCCACCATTCGTTCTTGTAAATATTCTGCTTACCATTGTTCTTATATCGTTTACATTCAATAGCAAAGTTCCTGAAATAAATGTCAGCCATGCCCTTAGTTTGATACTGGTCAAGATTTCTTTTTACTCTCTCATCTAAACCTTTTTCTTCTAAAACTGCATTAAGTTTGTTAACTATAACCCTCTCAAAAGCTGCACCTTTATTTCTACTGTTTACCATTAATCTAACTCTTTAATTATGTATATAAATGCTAATACACTTAAAATGATTCCTATAAATACTAATCCAAATATTCCTGCAATAAAATATAGAATCCACTCAAGCATTAAAATCAGTCCTTACTACTTTGCCACTCATATATGTTATTTCTCTGTAGTGCTTTCCAGCACCCTTTTGGAAATAATATGTTTTGATTTGCTTATCTAGTTTTTCTTGTTCTAATTCTTTTCTACGCTTCTCTACTGCTGCACTATTTTGACCCATGATTATTCTCCTTATAAGAAACCATGCCTAGCTTCAGCAATAGCTGAGTAGCAGATTCAATGTTCATATTATTTGTGATTGCAAACACCTTGATATCCTTATGTAATTCTTCAGGAATCCAAAGTGCCTTTTTTGTTTTTTCGTCCATAATGACTCTCCGCTTTTTATATTAATATTAATTTGATAATAAAGCTAGAACTTTATTACCTACTCTTCCAAAAACCCTTATACTTAGTTCAAGGGCGTAAGATAAACTCTCCATAAATCTAAATACTCTCATATATCTATTCGCCCTTACCTTAAATCTAATTTGTAATCTTTTGTTATAACACCTAATGATGCATCACCTCTTTTGTATGGATTGACCCAAACTATTTTTCCATTTTGTAATTGTCTTAGATGTCCTCTTACACCATGCAATCTTTTCTTACTTTGACTACCATCACCATTATTTGTGTAATTTTTATTATTAATATTAATATCTAATGTAATGTGCTCATAAACTGGTTTACTAATAAATGATGCTAATGAAAATTTTTGATGTAGTTGTTTCTTTAAACCAGTAACTTTTTTTTCTTCAAATATATCTAAATCATTGGATAAATTTATTACAGAAAAATAAATCATTAATAATTCAAATATTTGATGCATCCTGTTTTCTCTCCACTCTTTTGTGGTTTCTACTAAATCTGCATAATCTTGTTTATGAAAATTTAAATATATTTGTTGAGGGAATTTATCTAACAGCTCAATAAAAAAGTTTTTACTAAATACAAATGACATATAAGGATTTATCATTATTTGTTTGGTATCTTTATAATTTACAAAGAAATCAACCTGATAATCAGCGTAAGAAAATCCACTAATTTCATTAATAACTATTGTTCTATTCAAATCACTGTATTGTATTAATAATGGTTTATCTGTAGGCAGTCTAAATTCCTGCTTCATTTTATCCATCTTGCAAATGTCAACAAAATTATCTGCAAAAAAATCTCTAACATTGTTTGTTAAAAAAAATTTAGTGGCATCATTAACATTATTTGATATTTGTTTAATTCTATGTGCAAAAGTATTTAGGTCTTTTACAGTGTGATTTTTACATTCAACATCAATAATGAAATGATTACCAAATTTATTCATGTCACTTGCCAAGTCCAACATATTGCTTAATTTTTGTAAAAATATTTTATCCATCTCTCTCTCCTATAAAACCAAATCCACAACATTAGGACTATTGTAAATACTTAGAGGTTTACCTTTTTGATATTCTTTATAATCATTCAGGTATTGCTCCATCATAGTCCAGCCATAATCCATTTGTTCTTTTGTGATTCTAAATACTTTAGATGCATAAGGATGTACTTTTTCTTGAGCTATGAATAAGAAATCAGTGACTTCATATCCTGCCATCTCAACACCTCTTCTATAATAAGCAGCTTGCATATCATAGCCATACTTCTTAACTGAATAATTAAAAGCATGAGGTTCGCATGACTGTGTAGTCTTGTAATCAATAATAACTATCTTGTTATCTGAATTAGGTTCATCTAAAGGCGGACACATAGCATCAGGTCTGCATTTGCACAACACATCATCTTCATACCAGTAGATACTTGCTTCAGGTATCTTGCCAATTGCATTTAGATAAGCATTACCCTCATATATCATATTCTCTTTCATGCTAGTAATAATCTCAGCTTCATCTTCTTTTAATACTATGAATCCCTGCTCTTCATATTCAGCCTTCTCTTCTTTATATGCTTTAGTATATGGAGAACCTGTAATCACCCTGACTTCTTTATCAAATGCTTCTTGTCCTTCTACTAATAAAGAATGAGCTGCTGTTCCAAACTTTAGTGCTGGAGTAGATTCAGAAGTATAGTTGACTGCATGAAGTTGGGATTGCCCAAACCTTCTAACATAACTACTGCTGATACCTACACTTGCATGATAGTCCTCGTTGGGTAAGTCTTTATAAATAAGAGCCTGACCCTTTTGCTTAGATTCAAAGTTTTTAAGTGATTCTATTTTCATTTATTAACTCCCATCAAATAACCTATCTCGTATAAAGAATCTCTGACTACATATTCTCTATTCTCAGTTTGCACTTTAGTTTCACCAGTAAAGACATCTCTGTAGTAACCTCTGATTTGTCTTATGTTTAGTATCAAGGGTTTTGTCTGCCCTACTTCGTTTAGTGTTATCTCTCTCATTTTTTATTGTTCCTATCGTTGATAATTATGGCAGTTGCATATAAACAAAATGCCATAAAGATTAATACTGGTAATAGTTGTATATCCATTATTTACTCTCCCAACTTTTCATATAGTTTTGATATTTTTTGTTATACAAACCACTGTCATCATCAGTAATAAATGGAGTATCAACCTTATCAATAAGTGTGAATATTTTGTCATGCGTTTCATCATTCCAAATATGTGATTCTCCTGCCATAAGATTTAAAGCATAAACCATAAGTGCTTTCTCTTCGTTTGTGTATCTAGCCATTACTTACCCCCTTGTAATGCTCGTTTAACTTTTTGTTGAATATAAAGTGGTAGATATTTTGAATCGTCTTTTGGGTATACCTCAACAAAATCAAAATCACTTTCCCCATGCCATCTCTGAACTTCTACGCTAAAAGATTTGTCATGCTGGTTTTGTTTAATGTCATCTTGAACAAGATTCCAATTATCAATACTCCAGTTCCAAGTATCTTCACCATCTTTAGTATAGATGTAAAATTCATACTTCATTACTTATCCCCCTCTCTTAACTTAGCTTTCTCAATAGCAATTCTTTGCCACATAAAACTAGCATCTCTATCTTGTTTGGCTCTGAGCTTATCCATCTTCTTCTCATACTCAGCATTAATGTTATCAAGTTGTTTAATTAGATTTTCTAGATTTTCATATTTGTTCATGTTATTAACTCCTTATTTTTAATTAACATACTACCCATTATATATAAAAATATATAAATGTATACAATTATTTTAAATTCTTTTTATTTAATTTATGAATCTTATAAATGCCTTTCTGATAATCAAAATCAGATTGCATATCTTCCCAAATCTCATCTTTGATTTCTTGTTTAATAGAAGCATCAACTTCAGTAACTAATTCAAAATCTGACTTCTTAGGAATCCACCATTGATGATTTAATGATTTGTATTCAGGAGATGGTTGACCTGTGTCTTTCCATCTCCATTGAATAACACCATGTTTGGTATTGCACATTAGGTTCATTGTTTCTTCTCCTTAGTTAATTTAACCTTATGCCCTTCTTTAATTAATCTAGCTCTCTTACTAGCCATGTAGAATAAGTCGCTAGTCTTGATAGCAACCACCCAGCCTAAGCTAGGTAGTTGAACTTGTAGTGTGTATCTAGTCATTATGCACACTCCTTTTTAGTTGTTGCATCTTTATAAAGATTTTCTAGTTCTTGATACATTTCTTTTGTAATTTTTTCTAATCTTGTATCAAGCAAACTAACATACACATTTTCTACACCATAATCATCAGTACTTATATTTAACAACCCTATCTTTCTGTTTAAATTACAATATCTAGACCAATAATTACCCATATATGCACCCATATGTTTTACAGCAACTCTTCTATTAATTCCATATGTAGTATCTGTTCCCCAACCAACACGTAATGAATAATCTTTTGAACGATATAATTGATGCGATAAATTAACTAAATTATCAATATCTGTTTTACTCAATGGTTTTTCATTATTGTAATGTTGTTGCAATACAATATAACCAATAAATTGGCTTCTATATTTTCTATATATTTCGTGTTTATCCATGTTATTTAACTCCTTATTTTTAATTAACATATAGGTATTATACATAAATATATATAAATGTGTAAAAAAATATTAATTTATTTTTAAGTATTAAATTAAAGGATTTAGAACTGGTACTGAACTTAGATTATCCAGTGTTTCTTTTAGAGAATCTAATTCCATAGATTCAGTGATAACTTTACTATCAAAAGTAAAATAGTTTTGTGATGATGTATTTGCTTTAAACATGATTCGCTTTTTATCTTCATTAAAGAATACAAAAGCTAGAATATCGCAAGTGTAATGTTTATAAGTTTCAGACATTGACCTTGAGTTTTCAGCAGCAAAAATAAACTTCTTTTCTTTAGTAGCTCTTCTGCTTTTTACTTGCACTGTATATTTAGCTGAACCAAATTCAACCATTAAATCAGCAGGATGTTTTTCTTGGGTGGGATAACAAAAGTCAGCGTATTCAAGCAAGAAGGTTTGAACTAATGATTCTCCTAATGCACCAAGTCTAGAATTAGCTTGATGTTGGTCTGATGTTTTTCTTGGCACTTTTACACAAAGCTAGTTTTCTTGAATTCCTAGCTGCCCTATTTGGTGTTTGAACTGCATACTTACTTCTTAAAACTTCCTCTGATGCTTCCAACCAACAACCCATCTCCATCAGAGCTCGTGTTTGTCTAAAATTCATAAATCCTGCTATACCCATTTGAAATGCCATATCAACACATACTTCTTGAGCAGGTACAGGAAAACTTCTCCATACTTCCCAAACCTTATCTAAATTAGCTACTACTCTATTAATATCATTCTCAAGCATAAACATAGCTTCTTCTTCTGATATGCCATTTGCTTCTAAATTCCTGCCTACGCCTATTGTCAGCTTGTTAGCACTACAATGATAAGGAGTACATACTAACCCTTCATTCTTGATTAGCATTTCTTTGATGTTGTCGTACATTATTTTTCTAGTGGTTTATAGATAAAAAAGGCTGATAGTAAACCAGCACCAACTCCTGTTGCTAGAGCTTCAGTCCAAAATGCTCCAAAGTGAGTTGGATGCACTAATAAATCTGCAACAAATGTGCAGACACCTAAAATGATTGCTGGTGCGTATTTATGTTGCATAAAACTTTGATACCAAGACTTTTTGGTTAATGAAGCTAAAGTGGCTGCGATAATACCAGTAACATTAGCTTTCCAAAAATGGGTAAAGGTCAAGGATGATAAATCACCTTCAACCATCATTGGGTAACAAACAGCAAATGCTTTTGCCCAGTTTTGATAAAACTCAGTATTCTTGATTTTATCTAGAATTTTCATTTTTTAGTTTTTTCGTAGGTTCTAAGTGTTGACATACCAAGCATAGCCATAACGATTGTAGATAATTGGCTAAAATCAAACTCAGGCGTTTCAAATTGAATTGCATTGACTATAAGAATATATTGAATGATAGGTTCTAAGATAAAGTGATAACCGATTGAAAAACCGCATATCCAACCAATAGCAGGACGCCAACCTGAAACGAATATATTACTGTGTTTTGCTTCAACTTTATTTACTTCTAATTGTGCTTTGTTTAACGAAATTATTTCTTTCTCAAGTTCATGAGATAGTTTTATTTTTAAATCTTTATCAACAACAAATTTATCTAATATGTCACCGACAGGTTGGATTAGTTTATCTATCATAATTTGATAATCAAGGTAATAATGCCACTTAGTAATATTAATATTACTGCACCCAAACCACCTTTAATAGACCAATCAATTTTGTTAAGTTTAGTTTCAGTTTTGTTATCTAAATCTTTAACTTGTTCTTCTATCTTTTTTAATCTATTCCAGTTTTGAGTCCATCTTTCACCGCATTGGATTTCGTGTTTTTCTAATTCAACTCCGATATCTTGTGCGGTGACTCTAGGCATTATTCTTCCTCTACTACCTCAACTTCTTCTTCAGCATTGATAGCTCTATCAAATGATTCAATCACTAAGTTCTTGTATTCGTTAGTGATGACATAATCATCATAAGCATCTTGAAGTCTAGCTAGTTTTTTACCAGCTACATTTAATTTAGCAGCTAAAGCCATTTGCTCTTCGTTTAAATCAGAAGCTCTGTATTCAGTGCCATTATATGTAATTATTACTGGTTCTTGGTTTTCCATCTTATTATCTTCTTTACTCATTTAACTCTCCTATAAGTTTATTTTAATTAAATTATATACTAAGACTCTAGTGTTTTTGTAATAGATGTTGGATTTTTTTGACTTTCTATTTGTGCATCTAAACTTGCTTCCAAATTAGCAACTTCTTCTTCACCCATAGCATCAATAACCCAACCTTTAACCATATCTGCTGTTACCTCAGCAAATGATGTAAAGTTAGATAAATCAGATGTATCTATTGATTGTGTACCATAAGAATGTGCTGAACATTCTCCATCTACTTTTGATACTGACCAATGCACGTTATAGATAACATCATCATGTCCTTCTTCATGTGGATGTACGTCCACTGTGTTTACATTCCATTCCATTTTTATTCTCCTATATTGCTGCAATTATAAATGCTAAGAGTTCAGAATATCTAACTCCTAGCCTAGTTTGTTCTACTCCATCATCATCAGTCCAAGTGTTGCTACAGAACATAGCATAATCACTTGCATCTAATCCTTCAGCAGTAAAAGCATCTTGTAAGTCTTGAGCTATTATACCAAAATGAATCCTAGCTTCGTCACCTTTTTCTGCAACAGCAGACTGCCATCTAAATTTTCTTAATAGTCCTTTAGCTGCAACAGCTACTCTAGTTTCTGCATCTGTTAATTCTGCTATATCTTGTTTTTCATTCCTGTCAGAAGTCTGAATAGTTCCATTGGTAGCATAGATGTCGTCAAAACGAGCTGATGAAGAACCTAAATCAAGAGCATTATCATTATTAGTTCCACTACCATTAGCGGGGGTTATTGTATCTGTAGCGTTTGCAAACTTTAAATAAACATTACCTTGCCCAACTTGTATTGCGTTGCTATAAGCAGCAATACTTCCAACTGTTGTGCCATCTTTTGCAAATTCTACAATACCGCCATCACTTGATAGCCTATTAAAATATCCTGAAGTGCCACCGCTACGAGTTGCGTGTAATTTATTATTTGCACCTAAGTTAATACCTGCTGTTGTTGTAGGTGCATTACTTGTAGTCCCAACAAGCAGATTTCCTGAGCTGTCTATTCTTGCTCTTTCGCTACTATTAGTATTAAATCGCATACTGTTGTTGCTATGAGCATATAAAATCTTACCAACAGTACTAGATGAATCATCACCGAAATTTATAACACTATCATCTGTTCCAGCACTTGTTTGAATGTAAAAAGCACTATCTGTACCTGAACTACTTTGCATGTGCAATAAGCCATTTGGTGAAGTTCTCCCTATGCCAACACCTGAAGATGTTATATTTAAAGCTGAACCTGTAAGAATACTATTGGTTGAATTAGAGTTGTTTAATCCTAAACTTAGAATATTAGTATCATATTTAATTAAACCTGAATGATAAACACCTGAACCATCATGTAATAATATTGAAGTACCATTATTGCCATTACTTATAAGTAAATTAGCATCGTCTTTGTCGTATGAACCAAAGTCATTTACACCAACTAAGGCACTTCCAACAACATGAAGGGGTGCTGATGGCGAACTTGTCCCTATCCCAACCTTGCCATCACCTTTTGCAGTAATAACATCAGCAGTTCCACTATTTGTTGTTACCTTAAATACAGTATTAGTTGCAGTATTCCAACGAGTATCTACCCATAAACCATTTGATGAAGTTGAATTACCATCATTTTCAAGTTTAGCTATATAATCATCAACATCTTTTTGTACTGTTAAAGTATATGAAGGCGAAGTTGTCCCAATTCCAACTCGTCCTGAAGTGTCTATTCTAAATCTTTCTGTTGCATCAGTTGAGTCATAAACATATAACTCACCACTATCACATATTAATCTAAACTCACCTTCACTATTTTTTAAATCAAGACTTGCTTGATTGCCATCTCCTGCTTCAACTTTGGCTGATATAGTTGCTCCTGTACCATAGACGTGCAATTTTTCAGATGGATTTGTTAATCCAATTCCAAAGTCACCACCGCCTGCAATATAACTATCATTACCATCAGTTCTAAATGCAACTTTAAGAGCATCAGCACTATCATATAAATACATATATGCATCATCTTGAGCATCTGTTGCTAATTTTGCTCTTAAGCCACTTGCCGAGTTAAGGTCTAATAAACTTTGACTATTTGTTCCTGAAGAAACTAAATCAAGAGTAGCACTTGGCGAACTTGTCCCAATACCCAAAGATTCAGCACTTGCATCCCAAAAGAACTTAGCTGTAGTTCCTGTGTCTTCGTAGAAGGAGATGTCGCCATCGTGGGAAATCTTCATTCTGTCTGTCAATGAACTACTAGAAATAGAAGTTTGGAATATTATGCTTGGTTGTGGAAGTGTGTTTGAACCAGAACTTTCTGAGTAAATACGACCTATAACAGTAGGACCAATGCTTGATGTATCTTTGGTGTACCAATCAATACCTCCTAAATCTTCACCGCCAGACCAAGTAACTGCTGGACTATCAAGACGTAGAATAGGAATTGCATCATCAATGTTTACATTTCCATCAACAGTCAAACCATCAGCAGTTACTGTACCTGTTACGTCTATGCCTGTTGAGGTTGTGACTAGTTTTTCTAAGCCATTATAATAAATTTGAACACCAGTATTTTCATTACAATTTATATATTTATCACCATTGGTATCCTCTAATCTAAGGTCATCTCCAGCTTTTATTATTAAATCACCAGTTCCAGTATCTTCTATAAAACTTGCTGCTCCATTATGATATATTTGCAAATCAGCAGAATTACCAAATACTATTTTTGTATTATCAAAAAATTCTAATCTATTATCTGATTTATCCCAAAATGCGTTATAGCTATCTCCAGTAAAAGTAACGTCACCATCAACAGTCAACCCATCAGTTGTAATAGTACCTGTATTATTTATATTACCTGTACCTGTTATATCGCTTGAATTTAAATCTAAATTACCACCAAGCTGAGGAGTTGTATCTTCTACAACATTATTAATAGAAACAGCTTGTACTCTTGCATCTGTGTAGTACAGGTTTGAGCCTTCAGCTAAATCTCCAGTATCGTGATTAGATAAGCTAGAAACTGTACCAGTGACATCTCCAGTAACATTACCTTCTATATTAGCAACTAAAGTACCAAGTGAATTAAGTGTTATATTTCCTGTAGCAGTTCCATCTGCTGTTGTTAATCCTAATGTGAATTTATCAACAGATTCATCCCACATAAAGATACCATTATCTTGATTACCTCTATTAATAAGCATACCTGAATCGTTTACAGGACTACCTGTTAATCCTGCATTAAGCTGGAATAAGTTATCTTCTATATCTAAATTAGTAGTATCAAGAGATGTTAGCGTTCCATTGACTGTTAGATTGCCTGCTACTGTTAAGCTGTCAGCAATTTGCACGTCATCAGGCAGTGTTAGTGTTACATCTGCAGACTCACTTCCACTACCTGTAACAGTGATTTTATTAGCAGTTCCAGTAATTGTTTGCACATAATTACCTACTGTATCAGTTCCAAGTGTTACTGAATTAGCATCTACGCTTGATGCTTGTATTCCTAATGCATCAACAAATGCTTTAGTAACTCTTGTATCTATAGCTGAATTTGCTCTTGTATCTGTATAGTATAAATTTGTGCCTTCTGTTAAATCAGAAGTTGTTTTATTACCAAAAGCAGAATCAAATCTTGCAGTTGTGTAATATAAATTAGTTGTTCCTTCACTTAAATCATCAGTATCTTTTGTGGTGAAAGCTGAATCAAATCTAGCTGATGTGTAATATAAATTAGTGCCTTCTGCTAAATCAGTTGTAGACTTAGTTGCAAGTCTAGTATCAAAATCTGAATTAACTCTAGCTGTTGTGTAATATAGATTAGTACCTTCAGTTAAATCACCTGTATCTTTAGTAGCTAATCTTGTATCAAAATCTGTATTTGCTCTTGTGGTTGTATAGTAAAGATTAGTATTTTCAACAACTATAGAAGTATCAAGTGTTGCTGTAGATGATTGATTAGAAGCATTACCTATAAATATTTTACCATTATCTAAGTTAGGGGTAGCATTACTTCTTCCAGCTCCACCTACTTTTATTGAACCAGCATTTGCATGACTTCTTTGAACTTTACCTATGTTTTGTATTTGTGCTGATTCACCTGAAGGTGGTGTTGTTGTATATTCTCCTGCTGTTGTAGATACATATAATATTTGTCCTACTGATAATTGTGATGTATCAATGTTTGATAAAGTACCAAAAGTTAAAATAGAAACACTAGCATTATCATTAGCATCGCTTGCAGCCAAACCAAATGCAGGCATTTTAGATGCATCATCAGCTTTAGCTTTTGCTACTGTTGGATTATTGCCAGTAACACCTGAAATATAAACTACATCACCTTTTGACAAAGCACCATCTGCTTTAGCTGGGAATCTTACAGCACCATGTAAATCACCAATAAAATCAGGAGCAGTAACACTATTAAAAGTAACATCATCAGTTGTAGCTACAGCTTGCCCTATGGCAACACTAGGAGTAGAACCTTCACCAGTTCCACCTGTTACTGTTACCCCAGTTCCACCTGAAATAGATTGAACATAATCACCTGTAGTATCAGTACCTAAAGCAATAGAATCAATTTGTGCTGTAGTTGTAATAGTAATATCACCACTACCATCAAAAGAAGCTGAACCTACAACATCTCCTGATAAAGATATAGTTCTTGCAGTTGCAAGTGTTGTAGCTGTATCTGCATTACCTGTTAAATCACCTGTGACATTACCAGTTACATTACCTGTTACATTACCAGTGACATTACCTGTTAAGTCGCCTGTAAGTATATTTGATGTAGTAATACTTATACCTGTAGTAATCCAATCACTATCAGTACCATTTCTAATCTTTAATACATTGCTTGATGTATCAACCCATAATTGATGAGCATAAGTAGTTGATGGTTCAGTTGCACCACTATTTGTAGTTGCAATAGCAGATAGAGCATTATTTAAATCTGCTCTAAAGTCTGAACCTGACTGGTTTGCTATGTTGTAATCGTGTTGTGCCATATTAAAATCCTATTTTATTAATTCTACTATTACCATGTGCTAATCGCTACCCTTTTCCAAGTGTTTGTAGCAACACAAACATATATATAATTTGAATCCCATGTAATAGTTCCTGTTGTACCTGTATCAGTTGCAGATGATGGTGCTGAACCTGCAGCTCCACCTACTATTAATCCTTGTTTATGGTCTAATGAAATTTTATAGGTTGTAAGTGAGGTATCACCTCTTGAAATTATTGTTTGTCTCCAACCCAATCCTGATGTTTGCGGAAAAAATTTAGCTATACTTTGGTCAAAATCTAAAACTAAATCACCATTTGCTTGTACTTGGTCATAAGCAGTATATTCTAAATGTGTACCACCTACTAATTCTAATTTGTTATTGTCATCATAACCTAGAACAACATTACTAGTAGTTCCAGTACCACTTGAATCAAAAACATTACTCAAGGTATTAGTACCAACCTTAACTTCTTCAGCTTTTACTGGGTCATCTGCTACTGTAAAAGTAAGAGTTGTAGGATTCGATTGAATACCTAAAGCATTAATTGCTGATACACTTGCAACATAGTCTGTTGCTTTTGGAATAAAAGATAGTTCAGCAGAATTAGTATCTACTATTTTACTTACTACATTATTATCAGAACTATCAACAACATCTACTCTATATTCTTTAAAGGGATAATCAGTTGGTTCATCCCAAGTTAATTTAGGTCTATCAATATCAGATGCATTAGTATCTGTAAAAGCTAAATTAGCTGGTGCATCAACAGCATAAGCAGAAGGTAGAGCTGCTATTTCTTCATATGCTTCTTGCGGTGGTACTTCCCATGTATAAACATCAAAGTATTCAATTAAACTTACTGCAACTAAACCATTAGATTGTAATTCTAATGCTTCAACTCTACAAACTTTACCTGAGAATCCTAAACCTGCATAAGTTAAATCTACTATATCTCCTACATTTAACTTATACATTTCAGGAGTTCCTAAGAACTGCATAGTTGTTTGATTTCTACTTCTAACAAGAATAGCTTTACCCATGTTGTAAGCTATATATGGGTCAGATACATAAGGGAACTCAGCTTTAATTTCTAATATCTCATCATTATCATCTGAGTAATATTCAGGCGTTGCATCATGTAAAACTGTAACTGTATCTAATTCGTATTTTTTATTAGCATTGAAAAATTCAACTATAACTTTATTTGCTTTTTTGTCTTTATTGCCATAATCAACTGATATACCTGCATCAGCAATAATATGGTCATCAGTTATACTAAAAGTTGAAGTTCCAGTATCTTCTATAGATAATTCATATTGACCATTAATATAAAGAAAAATACCTCTCATATTACTAAGAAGTTCTTTTGCATTATCCATTACATTTTTATTTGTATCTAGATAACCATTACAGTGAAATCTTCTTACTTTTGCTAATGAAGTGCCTGTTTGTTCTGAATAAGTAGCTGGTAAAGTACCATCAAAATAAATTCTATATCTAACACCTACTCCATAAACATAATCTCTTTCAACTGCTGTTATATAAACTGAATTTAAAACAACATTTCCACTTGAATCTTCTAAGGTAAATAATTCACCAACTTTGTTTTGCCACCACTGCAATCCACCTGAACCGCTTGCTGCTACAAGAATTTGATTAGAACCTGAATTACCACTCCAAGTAAATGATTTTTCAGTACCACTATAATAAGGATTATCTTGTAAGGTATCTGCTGTATTTGCAGCAGAACTAAAAGTAGACATATTTAATTGAGATGAAGTTAAACCTTTACCATATTCATTATTAGATATGTAATCTAAAAAACATAAGGCTGGATTATCTGACCATTCATAAGTAGAAGGAGTACCAAATGTTTGACCTGAATCTCTTGGGTCATAAACTTTTTTTCCTCTTACTTGAACTGTTAATTGTGGAACTCCTGACCACATACCTCTATCGTCATAACGAAAATGAGCAGCTATATAAGCAATTCCATTTAATTTATGTGATGAAGTCCAATTAGACATAGAAGCTACTAACATAGGGTCTGCTGTTTGAGTTGCAGCACCATGATGTAGATTCATAACATACATATATCTAATAGTAGGGTCAGTACCAAAACCACCAGCAGTAGTATCAGTTGGCTTGCCATTTTGTGATGCTGTATTTAATGAACCTGCTCCTGAAGATATTTTATCAGAACCAATATAGCCACCAATCCTAAATCTTGCAGAATCAGTTAATTTATTGCCATCTAATTCAATAGTTCTGCCAAGTATTTCTTCACATTCACCTATTGCTAAAGCATAAACAACATATAAATCCATTGAATCATTATTATTAGTATCCATATAGATTATTTGTGCACCAACTCTTCTAGTGCCATATATAACAGGTATTTTGCCACCAGCAGAAGTTTTATTAGCCATAATAACTTGAGCTTGAGCTTGCATATCCTTAAGCTGTCTATAACCTTTAACACCAACTGCTATAGTTGTTAGAGCTACAGCCCAATTAATAACACTTGTTATAGTTGCAGCTGTTGTACCACCGATTCCTAAAAATGTTAAAAAACCAAATACCATTTATAAACCCCACCTAACATCTTCTTTAACTTGTGTTGCAAATTCCATTCCTCTATCACCTGAACTAAATGCTTGTTGTGATTCATCAGAATAATGTCTGCCTTTTGTTAAATTCCAATTTGACCAATGACTTGCAACTCTGAGATTTATTGTTGAATTATCAATAGTTTCAACTATACCTACATTTCTTATTTGTCCTGTAAAAAAGTTAATAGCACCAACAATAGTTTCATTAGTATCAAAATATGCTAAATAAATATCAACAGTTTTATCTGTAAAATCTCCATCTTCTACAAGACTTCTAATAGTACTTGTAACATTTGATAATGTAATGCCAACTTCATCTATTTGTAGTTGACCAGTTTCAGTTGTTGCATCTACTTGTAAAAAAGAACCACCAGCTTCATAGCTATTAGAATCATAAGTAACATTAGAATACCAATCAGTTAATCTGATAGTAGATGATAAATTAAGCTCAACTAAAAAAGCAGTTTTAGTTGCTGTTGATGATACTTGAGTTTGTAAAGCAGATGATAAACTTCTAGGCATTATGTTATAACCTCTCTAACATCAAATGAAATACTATAAAAACCACTAGCATCTGTTGAATACATAATTTCATCAGATTCAAGATAAACAGTAAAACTAGGTTTGTTTACAGTAACAGCTTCATTATCTGCTAGAGATGCTACTAGGTTTGGTGATATGGTAACTGTTGCTGCACCACCTGATGCATCAGCATCTTCAGCAACCATATATACTTTTGAATGATTGGCAAATTTAATTAAATCACCTGCTTTTAAAGCACCAGTTGTTTGTGAGAAACCATCCATAGCTATCGCATTGTCACCTGATGTATGTGCTCCATTAACTAATATATCTGTTTCTGATTTACTTGCACCTAAATTATCTAGTGGTGCAACTATAGTAAAGTCCTCAAAAGAACCTTTTTGTTTTTGTAAAAATGCAAATACTTCTTGAGCCTTTTCTTGTTGTAAAGGTGGCATTTGCACTGTAAAAGAAAAATATTGACTACCTATTTGTCTGACTTGTTTTTTACCTGATAAAGTCTGATTCAATAAAGTAGGTCTATTATCTCTAAAATTTAAACTTCTAAAATTAGGGTCTGTTGGAAATTGACCTGACATTATACGACTCCCATCTTGCCTTGATTATTCATGGCGTTGTTTATGATTGATGTTATTAATCCTTTTCTTGATGCTAGTAACTGGTCAAATCCAGCAGCATCTACTGTTGATATATTGAAGTTGACTGTAGCACCGCCAACCGCTTGACCTTTAGTGTGGTCTATAACAGTTTCATTAGGATGTAATATAGCAGGGAATCCACCTCTACCATCTATACCACCTGCTCTAACACCCATACCTGTAAAACCACCACCTTCGTTGCTAGATTGAAATAAAGTATCACCATCAGATAATCTATTGTATTCAATAGCACTTTGTATATCGCCAATTTTACCTTTAACCATTCCAACAGCTTTTTGAATAATGAAAACATTAATTAATTCATTTATAACTGCTCTAGCAATAGAAGTAGCTAAATCTTTAAAATCTAAAAATTGTTGACTTGCTATATCAAAAAAACTTTTAAAAGCATTTGTTAATTGACCTTCTACTGTATCTGCAAAATCTTTAGTTATAAGAATGCTTTCTTTAATTGAATTATTAATATTTTCCTGAGTAGTAACACCTTCGGTCTGAGTTGCTTGTAATCTTTTTTCAATTTCAATCTGCTTTTCTCTTTTTGCTATTGCATCTTCCAATAATGCTTTTTGTTCTTTAGCAGCTTCTAATGGTCTTGTGTATTGAGGAATTTCACCAAATCTTTCTACAAGTTTTTTATTTTTTTCTAATTTAGCATTTTGCTCATCTAAAGATGTATTTAATTCATCTAAAGACTTTGTAAACAAATCAGGCTTGATTAAACCCATAGCTTCAGCAAAATCAAGAATAGCTTTAGATGTATTAACAAATGCACTTTGTAATGGAACTAAAACTTGTCGTTTTAATCTATTCATAGTGTCGTTAAATGCTTCAGCATTTCTTATTGTTTCTTCATCTATGATACCAGTAGCAGATTCAGCTAAATCATCCATAGCCATAGCACCACTTTTAATAAGATTAGCCATCTGAATACCAACTCTTGAGCCAAAGACTTGAGCTAATAATCCACTTCTTTGTAAAGGGTCTTGTATAGATTCTAACGTATGGAAAAATTCTTTGAACAAATCTTCAGTACTTTTAGTTTGACCACTAGCATCTTCTAAAGAAATTCCCATTTCTTCAAAAGCTCTTTTAGCCAAACCAGTGCCCATAGTAGCTTCACCAACACCCTTAGCAAAGAATCTAAGAGCTTTAGTAAAACCTTCTGTACTTATTCCTGATTGTTCAGCAGCAAATTGATATTGCTGTAAAAATGTTGTGCTTACATTTACAGAATCAGCAAGTTTACCAATATCATCAGCAACTTGTAATGCTTGATTTCCAAATTGAACAATTTGTCTAACAGCAAAAACACCAGCAAAAGCACCAGCTAATTTTTTCATAGCTGATTGGGTGCTGTTGATATTTTTATTTACTGAATTAAAACCCTGTTTACTTTTATCTTGGGCTGTAATTCTTAATTTATAATCAGTTGCCATCTCTTATCTGCCTATTCTTTTCCTCTAAATATGCTAACCATCCTGTATATTCGGATAAGGTCATCTTTTCTTCTAGTTCCTGAAGTGTGCAATGCAACATTTCAGCTAGATAGTATTTAGCAAATAAGTCCTTATCCTCTACTACTTTTTTGCTTGTTGTTCTACACTTGGTGATGACATGATTTCAGTTGCAACTCTTGCAAGCACGTCTTTATCCACACCATTCATAAGTGTATGTTTATCTGATAGGTCAAATACTTTCTCACCATCAGAATCTAAGGCTTTATATATTAAGCAATAAGCCATCAATGCTACATCATCATCTTTTGCATATCGTTGCAATTTAGACATTTCTGCTAGCGTTAATGGCTTTGCATATACTTTAAGAACCTCATCTCCATCACTCCACTCAGGTATCTCTATCTCTTTGACATCTAATGAGTCAAAATGAGCTTTTGCCTTATCTATAAGTTTCATGTTCTTATACTGTTGTTGATGTTAATGCACCAGTACCTTGTACTGAAATACTAGCTTCAACCAATCCATCAAATGATGCACTTCTTGAAACACCAGTAACAATAGCTGAACCAGTATAATAAGTATCACCTGCTGTATCTCCTTCAGGATATACATTAAGAGTAACTTCTGAGCCAATAGTTAAAGCACCTTGACCTGAAGTATCAGTCTCATCCCAAAATACATCTAAACTTCCTGAGAAAGAAGTCAATGATGATTTATACGTTCTAGCAGAATCACCCATTGAAGTATCTTCTAAAGTATCAGCAGATTCTTCAATAGAATAAGACCTAATTTCAGCTACAGCATTAGAACCGACTTTTACAGTTCCTTCACTTCCTTTATGTGTTGCCATTTTCTACCTCGTCTTTCGACTTTTTCTTAGAAGAAGATTTAATTTTATCTTGCGAATGGACTGCTTCCTCTTTCCAACCCATATTCAATAAAGACTCAACCTTAGAAGGATGAGCTTCTATAGAAACTTTGCCATCAGGACTAATCATTTTCATAATTGTCTCCTATACTGCTACGTCAGGATTAGTTTCCTGAACATAGTAATTTGTTAAGAAGGTTAAACTCACATATCCTAGTGGTTTCTCACCTTCACCATTAAACTCTATTTCTGTTGATTCTAAATAGCAATCTTTAGCTAATCCATCTAAAGTTCTGTCTGCTGCTATTGCTTCTTCAACTTCTTTTGATATTGTATCAATAGTATCATCAAAGTCACTAGTTGCTTTTGCATATCCTTCTACTACTACTGACAATTCTCTACTCATAACCCTATCAGTACCTATAACTATTGGTTCAGATGTTTCTGACTTAGTATAAATAACTAATGCTGGTACTGTTTCTAATGGATAAACCCTAGACTCATAAACTCTTGAACCAGTTGTAGTTAAACCAGTTAAAGTAGTACCAAACTTTTCTCTAATTTGTTGTCTTATATGATTTGCCATTATATTTCCTCTAACATTAATGCACTAAAACCTGTTCTATCTGCTTGTATATTAACAACAGTATAGCTTTGTGCTGCTTTGAGTATATTACCATTTGTATCTTTAATTGCAGATACATCTAATCTATTTCCAAATGCAATATTAGGAACGTCTATAGTTCTGCAATAAGCTATTGGTTTTAATGCTTCAACACCAATACCTTCTTCTTGTTCTACATATTCATTATTTAAAATAATATTAATTGTTGTAGAAGTACCTGAATTTGTATAAACAGCAGATACACCATGACCAAAATTAATATCTAAATATCCAGCCATATCTAATTCAGTTTCTAATCTAAATTGAGACATTATTGCTCCTCTAAAACTAATGAAACTAATCCTGTATTATCAGGTTCTACTGTTTTTACTAGGAATGTAGTTTCAGGTTTAAGAACACTACCTTTATCAGTTGTAATTGCATCAACAACTAATTTATCTTCTTGAGAGATATAAGGCACATCAGATGATTTAATTATTGCTCTTGGTTGATAGCCAGCAACAGGAACAGTACCGCCTTCTATATTGAAATATTCTTGGTCTATTATGATATTAACACTATAGGCATCTCCTGAATCAATATCAAACCAAGTATCAATTAATCCTTGTCTTGCATCCCATAGTGAAGATTGAACCTCAAAGAAAGTGGCAGTAACACCATGACCTGTTGTTGTATCAACATAGGCGTTAAAATCTAATGCACTCTCTAAAGGCATGATTTATTTTTTAGCTCTTGTTTTTGGAGCTTTTGTTTTTGAAGTTTTTAAACCTACGCTTCTATCTTGTTTTTCAGCTTTAGGCTTACCTACATGAACTTCAGCTTTACCATATCCACATAAAGCATGACCTTCATGTTCAGGTAATTCAACTATATCGCCAGCATGAACTTTAGAACCACCAGCCATTGTATCTGTTAAGATTTTGTATTTTTTCATATTTAAGTTGGGGGTATTGCTACCCCCATTCCATTTAAGCATCAGTTAATTAGTCGCTTGATTTACAGAAAGATACTGCGTGTCTTACAGCAACATCAACAGTTTGTAGAGCAACAATTCTTACTCCACCTGAAGTTGATAATGCATAAGGGTCAACAGTAATATCTAGTCCACCATACATACCAATTAATAAGTCTGCAAAGTTACCAAAATAGAAATCACCACTTGTTACTTGATTACTTCTAACAACATTATAACCATTCATAGTGTTATCAGGAGAAACAACAAATTGAGCAGTATTAGTTGCTTTTTCAGTTGTTTTCAAAGTACCAAAGTCAGCAGGTCTACAGATATAAGCTAAAGAACCAGTTAAGGCATTGTCATTAGCTACAGCACTTTCCATAGCTACAATCTCAGCCCATGTTGGGTTAGCAGCAGCAAATGTAGTTGTGTTAATACCTGAAGTATTAGCAATACCTGTTGGTTGTCCACTTGAACCTGAACCAGCTAAAGCACCTAAGTCAATTGCAGTAGCGATTGATTTTGTTAGGTCATCTCTAATTAAGTTCTCAACATCTAATGAAGATTGTTGTAATAAGAGTCTTGTTGCATCAGTGAAAGCACCGATTACTTTAGGAGACATTGTTACTGAACCTGAAGTAAATTCTGATTCAGAAGCAGCAGTTCCTTCTGTAGCAATCCAGCCAGCAGATGAAGCAGCAGTTTTCTTAGGAATAACTACGTTCCCTTGAAGACCTCTAAGCATAGTAGCTCCAGCTTGCATTACTGAAGATTCGTTTCTTAATACATCAATAAAATCTCCACCTCTATAATCTTCAGCTATTAAAGTTGAATCATCAGATGAATTGATGTCTCTTTTGCCCCAAGTTCTTAGGACTTCAGCAGGTAACATGATACCTTGAGCATCTTTACCATACTGTCTAGCAGCTTCAGCAGAACATTCAAATTCAAATTCTGCATCTTTCTGTGCTTGTCTGTCAGATGGGTTAGCCATAGCTCTAATAGCTTTTACTAGACTGAACTCTCTAACTTCTTCTTTAGTCATGCCGATTTCTGAAGGAGTTTCTAAAGGAGTATTGTTAGAAATGTTTTCTAATAAAATTCCTCTAAATTCTGCAACAGAGATACCATCAGCAATCGCTTTGTCAGCTAAATCTCTTTTGTTGTGCTTAACAGCTAAATCAATGATTTCTTTTGAATTTCTTTTAAATTCAGCTTTAGCATCTTCAACAGTTTGAGCTCTAACTTCGTCAAGATTAATATCTTGTTTCTTTTCATTTTCCATTAGTTTTACCTCAATGTTATTATTTTGTTTATCTTTACTACGACCAACTCCAACAAGTCTTGACTGGTCAGCAGGGACAGATACAGAAGATACTTCCATAGGAGTCCATTGAGCTTTGTAGTAAGTCTCATCTTTGTGTTCGTAGCGTTCTAGTTTATCGATTCGATATCCAACAGATATATTCATACGAATACCATCTTTTACGTCTTCAAATACTTCACGAGCTAAAGCAGATTTTCCAAATCTAACTACAGCAGTTGTCCTCTTTGCTGTCTCATCTAATTTGAATTCTTCAATCACACCAATTTGCTTAGTCATATCATGGTCAAGCAATAATGGTGCTCTTCCTGAATTTATAAACTCCATGTTTATATCTCCAGCAGAATGTCCTAGCACTTCCATGCCAAAACTTCTTTCAACAGGTTCTTCAGAAGAAACACCTACACGAACCATTCTTTTTTCTTCATCAAGATAAGAATGTTTAGATAAATCAATAGTTCTATATTTCATAGGCATATCAATTACTTTTCTTTCCTCATCTTCATGTTCCATAGATACTTCGTCTAGCATTTCTACTTCTTCACCTTCTTGTTCATCCTCGTGGTGCTTTGAGAACTCAATGATTACAGAATCATCAGTCTCATTCACGTTGAGGATATGTCTATCTTCTTTATTCATAGATTTCTCCTCTTTATTTGTTGATAAAGGATGTTTTTCCAATTCGTTAGAATTGAAATCGTTAAAATCCCTAATGGGATTAATCTTTCTTAAAGTGCTAAATTTATGTCCTACTTCAATATCAGTAGGTTCACCACTTCTATAAACTTGTATTAATGCAGCAGGGTCATCCTCAGTTCCAGTAATAGTTAATTCACTATTTGGAATATTAATTGACCCATCTCTTTCTATTTTTATTATTTTACCTCTAGCTCTGCCACCAGAACTATTCCAACTTACAAAATCACCAATCTTTAATTCATCAGGCATAGCTCTTTCTTCTTCTTTTTTCATTTGGTTCACTTTTGTTTCTGACCATTTATAACCAGCATCTCCACCCCATAATG